GATTTCGTTTCTTCCCAAGTTAGATAAACAAGGTCATCATAGAATAAGGATTCATATGAAACATTGTTTTTCTTTTGCAATTGGCGGATACGACCTTTTGCATATTTTGTTTTCCAGAGGTCGGACAAGGCTTCCTCGGATGTGTTGAATGATTTTACCAATTGGTCTTCTGTAATTTCTCCACGGAGAAACTCATTGGTATTATTGTAGAGTGGTGAGAAATAGATACCACGTTGGTGTGCGGTACGTGTCAATTCTTTTGGAATACCAAGTTTTGGATACAAGAAGTGTAGTGAACGATTCTTGTGGTCACGTTTAAAAGGAAGACCTTTATCGTTCTTTGCTTCCCACCATTCAAAGTATTTCTCTGTGTGGTTTTCTTTGAGCCAATTCCAAAGCATGTTTAGTGTGGACTTACGAGGCTCGAAAGCAACAGAACCTGATGAGAAACCCATTTTGTTCCAATGTTCAAGACCATCATATTGAGACAGACCACCAGACTTAGTGTTTCCGTAAAGAGAAGTGGTTGTAACACCGGCAAGAACATCACCATACTTTTCTTTCCACAATTTCTGAACAGTATCGGACAAACACATCAATGCTAGTAGCTTACCACCCATATAATTATAACCAAGTGGCTGAAGCGGAACAATAGAAGAACCGATGGCTGTATGGTTAATCATACCACCTTGCGTTTTCTTTTCACGTTCCCAACCAATAGCAGTATCACGTGGTGTCAAATCCAAGAAATCGGAAGAAATACAAATCACACCGAGATACTTACCAGTTACACCATCTTTAACCATAAAGTTAAGATTACGACCAATGTTTGAGTTGTTCTTCATCGTAGAGATAAAGGTACGTGTCGTATTCCATAGAACAGGAAGGTCTTTGGTCCGCTTCTTGTCATTCTTAACCGTACTACCATCAAGACCTGTTGTGAGAGTTTCACCTGAATCATCAGTATATTCCATGATAGGACGTAGATTCATAAAGTCATCTGGAGATTGAGGAATCCAGATGTTGTTCTTTGCAATGTTAATGTACTTACCTTGTTCTTCATCGACAAGGACCTTTTCTTCATCACCCCAAAGAGTGTTATTGATTTTTGTTGGAAACTTTTCTTGCACTTCACACCATTTCTGGTAGAGTGTGTATTCTTTAACATCCATGCCAGAAGCATAAGTCAAGTCTTCGGTAAGAATGCGTTTCAGTTCTTCCGTATCAACATGTACAAAGGAACTTTTAGGGTTTTCATCGGACCATTTTTCCCATTGCTTCTGTACATGTGTTGGCCACTTTTCGTTCTCAATATCAGAATCGTTTGACATTAAATTTTTCTTTCACTTTGTTAATCATTTGTTCTTGCAGTTTACGTCTTTGTTGGGCAAGTTTGGTTCGCTTCTTGTATGCCATTTCCATAGCTAATGGCTTAACATGTGTAGTATACACTATTCCGTTCATATGGTCAAGCTCATGTTGAAAACAACGTGCAGTTAATCCGGCAAACTGTGCAGTTTTCTTCTCTCCAGTAAAATCCTGGTAACTTACCATAATGGAAATTGGACGTTCAATGTTTAGGAATAAATCCATATAAGATAGGCATCCTTCTTCCATTTTAATCTTTTCTTCGGAAGACCATGTGATTTCTGGATTAAAGAACGCAACATAATTCTCTCCTGTACCCATAACAAAAACACGATAATTAAAACCGCATTGATTGGCAGAGAGTCCTAAGCCGCCGTGCTTCTTACATGTTTCAACCAATGAACTGGCAAACTTATTCGCATCAACGGGTGGATTTGAAAAATCAAAGTCTGGTAATATTGAACGCAAGGATACATGTGCTTCCGATACAAGAGTAAAAATTTCAATTGTTTCTCTTTGTAGAATCGGTAAATCTTTTTTCCAAGAGTCTGTATCAATTCTAATTACATCATTAATATTTTCAGTCATTTCATTTCTCTATCTGGCTAAAGTTGTTCTTTTTGGTGAATTTAATTATTGACCTGAACTTATCGAAAAGCTGGTCACCTTTATGTGAAATCACAAAAACGTTTGTGTTATTATCTAGGCTGTTCAAAAGTTTTAAGAATTCTTCTGTACCAACACCATCGAGTGATGAATCAAATACTTCATCAAGAACCAAAAGATTGGTACTCACAGAGTTCTTCATCTTGGCAATTTGTCTCCATGTGAACAAGAGTGCCAAATCAATACGCATCTTTTCACCTTCAGAGAATGATGCATACGAGAACTCATCACGGTGCCTGGATTTAATTGTTTCTTCAAATGATTCATTTAGATTGAAGTTGACAAAGAAGTCCATGGCAGTCAGGTACTTGTTAATCAACTTGTTCATAACTGGTAAATACTGTTTGATAATTTTTGTTTTGATACCAGTATCTTTAAGCAACGATGCGGCATATTCATGGTAATGCTTATCCATTGAAAGTTTCTCTGCAAGTGTAGTAGACTCTTGGAGTTCCAAATTTAAATTTTTTAATTTCTCATCATCGTTTTCATTTGAAGTGGTACGTGTTTTAAGTTCTTCAATCTCTTTCAACAGTTTGGTATTGTACGTGTTGATACTTGTTACTTGAGTGTTTAGTTTGATGACTTCAGAATTGTGTGCAGTAATGTGTTTCTGGATGTTATCAATTTCATCTAATCGTTTACATACGTTTACAATTTCTTCTTCCAACTTCGTTGATGCGGAACCAATCTCCGTAATCTTGAGTTGCTTCTCTGTCACATGTTTTTCTTTGGTTTCTTCCGCAATCGTTTGTTGGCAAGTTGGACAGTTATCATTGTTCTCATAGAAAGAAATCTCTTTATTTAACTTCTTAACCGAATCTTCAAACTTAGATTGTAGCGTCAACAGTTTGGTATTTCTAGATGATACGGAAGTCTTATCTGCAATCTTGTCGGACAACTGTTGATTGTGCTTTTGTATCAAAACAATATCTTTTGCGACCTTGTCCAGATATGCATCATTGTCGGTAATCTCTTTTGTTTTCTTTTCAATTTCCACAAGGTGATTTTTCTTGTGTTCTTCAATGTTTTGTTTCTGAAAGGCAATCTTTTCGTTGATTAACTTCGTATCGTATTCGACCGTTTTCTGTTCGTCTTTAATTGTGGAAATTCTATTCTTAACAATGGTATTCATTGATGAGAAAATCTGGATGTCCAACAAGTCTTCAATAATTGATCTGCGGTCAGCAGGCGACAACTGCATGAATGGAACAAATGAGGCTGAACCAAGTATAACAACTTGAGTGAAAGATTTGTAATTCAGTTTAAGAATAAACTTCTCAAGGTGTTCTTGGTAATCTTTTACCTTAGCATCTTGATTCACCAATATTGAATCACAATAGATTTCAAAGATGTTTGGTTTAATACCACGAACAATCTTGTATTGTTTCTTACCAATAGAAAACTCAATTTCAACCACAGTGTTTGCGTTGTTAATTGAGTTTACAAGTTGTGGTTTGTTAATTTTACGGAAAGGTTTACCGAAAAGACCAAAGGTAAGAGCATCCAAAATGGAAGACTTACCTGCACCGTTATGACCAACAATGAGTGTGTTGGTTGAACGAGTCAGGTCAATTTCAGTGAAAGCATTTCCAGTTGAAAGAAAATTCTTCCAACGGCATTTTGAAAAAGTAATCATTATTTAAATTTTGGGCCGACTGCCCATACTGAGATAGATTGTCTGTTTCCGGAAAAGATTGGTGCTACTCTGTGTATCATAAAAGAAGGGAAAAGAATTACAGAACCTTTTCTAAGATTTGTTTCCCAAGGGAACTGTTCAGAGAAATGATTGATTTGGAAATTACCACCTTCAAAATCAACACCCGGTTCATTTAATAATAAAACCACTGATAGTTTACGGAGATGTTCAAACAACATCATATGGTTAGTAACACCCTTAGCATTTAAGGGTAAATCCATATGAAATTCATGCTTATCACCAACATCATATTTTGCATATTGTAGGTAATTATATCCATACAAATCAAAGTTAAAGTGTCGGTCATTATAATAAGCAATTAAATTATTAAACTTATCCCACATCCATTGCATTTCCTGATTTGGTTCATGCATAAAAGCAATGTTCGTTCTACGTTGTTCAGGTAAGCCGTGATTTGCAACATATTCCGGACCACGAAACAATTCATAGTTTGACTGAAAGTAACTCGAAATATAATCACATTCACCTGGAGAAAAAGTTACTGTATCCACAATAAAATTGGGAATAAAGAACATCTTTTCTGCCAGTTCATTGTTTAATATAATTGTAGGTGAACTCATGTTGTCTCCTCATTCAATGCTTCAATATACAATTCTCTTAGTAAAGACTTGATTCTATCTTTTTCCAAGTCGGTTGTCAAGTTATCAACATACTTATTTAAAATTGTTGTGGTATCTTCTGCTTGATCCACATCATCTTCTGCGAGGTCTTCAGTCTCGGTGAAGTCTTCCGCAATCGTAATATCAATTGGTCCAATCTGGTAAATGTTATTGATAAAGGTATCAAACAAATATGGATTTGTTTTGTTTACCACAACCACTTTAACGTAGGTCATTTTTAGGTGTGACAAGTCCATCGATGTAATGTCTTTGATTTCCACATCTTTGTCATCATAAACAACCTTGAGAAACATACGATTTGGATTCTGTATGAACTCAAGTTCATGCGTCTTCAAATCAAAGATATGGAAACCACGTGGATCATCATAGTCTTGCCAAGTCAGTTCATATGGATTACCAAGATAATGAATGTTCTTTTTGTTTGACTTGTGATGATAATGACCAGAGAAGACCATATCAAACTTGTCAAACATCTTTGGTTCTAAACCATCATGTGATGGTGCTCCACGATACATTTGAAAACCTTCAATCTCAAAGTGGCCCATACAGATTGTTGCATCGGTATTTTTGAGTGTCTCCATTGAATCGGTATAATTCTCAACACAAATCCATGGCATCATGCAAATAGAAGTACCATCAATCTGAATTGTTTTTGGATGTCCAATGACATGGATGTTTTCATATTCTTCGAGAACAAGTCTTGGAGAATTAACATCGTTTGTGTTCTTGTAATACGTGTCGTGGTTACCCACCAACATATGCACTTTGATATCACGTGCGGCCAACTTACCAAAGAACATCTTCTTGGCACGTTGAAGAGAATAGAAATTTACGTACTTACGCCGATCAAACGTGTCACCAAGAATAAGCACAGTAGTAATTCCGGCAGCATCAATAGCAGGAAAAAATGTTTCATCATAAAATTTTTCATAAAAATCCAAAAAATTAAGGGAGTCATTCCTAGCCCCGAAATGTTGATCGGTTATTATCGCTACTTTCAATTCGTTTCCTTAGTTCAGTACTGCTATACGTATGTGGACGGGTATTAAAATAATACTCTTTGTCAAGATGTTTTCCTGTAAAAGTCTTAATTCTATATTCCTCTCCGAGTATTCTAACATCATAATTAACTGTTGTCAATAGGTTTAACAGGTCTTCTTCGGTGGAATATGGTATAATTTCATCCACATACTTACAACCTTTGAGTTGTGTATACCGTTCGTAAACGGATTGTACCGGTTTGTTCTTTTCCGGTCTGTCAATTGTTGGATCGGTTTGGAGTGCAACAATTAGGTAATCACAATGTTGTTTTGCTTCCTCAAGCATCAACACATGGCCAGCATGGAACAAATCAAAGCAAGAGCATGTCAATCCAATTTTCATATTAATCTTCCAAAAACTTTTCGATACCTTTTTCCTTTTTGATTGCCTTTTTTCGTTTCTTAGTTTCTTCAAAGGTTTCAATAAAGTCGGAAATGTTATCATATAACTCAAATGGTTTAGCTGGCATATCATCGTATCCCATTAATTGATTTTCATCAAGCAGTCCAAACTGTTCTGTAGATTTATACTTAACATAGAGTTGTTTCTTTTCTTTTTGAATTCGTCTGAGGAACGCAAAGTAAATAATCTGTGTAAAATAAGCAAATGCGTTTGATGATTTTGTGGTATCAAAGTTCTCAAAGTACATTAAGCAATTTTCAATACCATCTCCAACCATTTCATCTCGGTAAGAATAGTTGATAAAGTTTGGCTTGTGTGATAGACCTTCAGCAATCTTCATAAAACATTCGCCGATGTAATTTGGAATTCGAGGTTTCGTTTTACCTTCTGCTTTGGCAACTGCCACTGCGGTTTGGTAATCTACAAGTGCTTTACAAAAATCTGCATTGTTGATGTAATGCTTCTTTGGTTTTGCTGTTGTTGTGGTATTTAAATCGTTCATAATAATGTTTACCTTAAAAATTGCTTGACTTTTGCTTGCCAAAGGCGCACACTCCATATGTACCCTCTGCATGTTTATATTAATGTATTAGTTCTGTTGTATCAGGTCCAACCGCTTCCAACATCATTAACATTTCTTCTCTAGTGAGGTTTCTTTCTTCTTCGTCAGAAGAAGATGTGTTAAAATCCAAAATCTGTTTTATGTCATTGACAGCGTTTTCATAATACTCAGAAAATTTAGAAGTTGGTTCGAGCATAGTTACAATTTCACTTTCCGTAATAAACGCTTCATTGTGCTGAATCAATGGAACGGGTAACCAATGGTCCATCATAATAACGTGTTTACCGTTTTTAAAGTCTTGTTTACTTAAAACCACCATAGGTTCTCTTATAATAAAATTCATTTTATCCACTTGCTCAATATATGCAATGATATCTTCACCAGATTTAAGACGTATTATTTTTACTGCTTCCATTTTTTAATCCTATCTTATAAAGTTTGTAGGTGAACTTTTCTTCATTATATATCTTTGTTCTTTCCACGAAATGCTTCAGCGTGAAATTCATATGGTTTTTGTATCTCAAATCATCAGCTATGTCGTAAAGAACCGCTTCGGTTTTGTTATCACCAAGTCGTAGACCTCGTCCAATAGACTGGAGATTTCGAACTCTTGATTTGGATGGAGATGCGAATATAACATTATGGAGATTCCTAATATTAATTCCAGTACTAAAGGTACCATAACTAGCCACAATAATAGCGTCATTTTCATCCTCTGTTATACGCCTAACTTCTTCTCTTGTTTCTGTATCTGTTTTACCATATACAAAAAACACTTTTCTTTCTCCAATATTTTTAGTATTAGATATCATATCATACAGAATTTTGCCATGTTTGTCAACAAATTGATATAATATGAGAGTGTTTCCAGTCAAAGATACCGAAAGATTTTTAATAAATTTATTTCTATTTTCATTTAGAATCAGGTACTCCATTTCTTCTTGGTAAGTCTTACCTTTCATCAACTGACAAATTTCATCATCATGTTTTAATACCAAACATTTGATTTTGAAATCAGCAATTTGTTTATTATCCATCAACTCTTTGGTTGTAGTAACCTTTTCAGTAATACCAAACAGGCCTTCTAGTACAAGTTTATGTGTTTTTGTACCATCAAGTGTGCCAGTAAGACCAACTCTGTATTTGGCATTGATACAGCTTGACATAATAGTCACAAGAGATTGTGCTTTAAACAAATGTGCCTCATCACCCATCACAAAATCAAACTGTTCAAAGTATTCTTTTGGTTGTGTGTATAGAGATTGCCATGTGGAAACGATTAAAGGTAAGTCTGTATTCTTGTCTTTACCTTGATAAATTCTATGTACATTTTCTTCCACATTCCATCCATTTGCAGTTGAATAATCTGCAAAGTCTGTATACAGTTGTTCAACAAGAGATGTGGTTGGAACAATAATAAGACCTTTTTTACATTTGTATTCTAGTAATTGTCTTATTAGCAAGTATATGATTAATGACTTGCCTGAAGAAGTTGGTGACAGTAACAATGCACGTTTGTTACGCATAGCATGAATGTAAGCACTCTTTTGATAATCTCTTACACCAATAGCTTCACCTCTTGAATGCAGATCGAGTTCTGTGATAAACTTGTCAGCATGATAAACAGGATAATCTTCCGTTAAATCTGGTCGTGGATCACCATACTCTATGGAGTATTCTCGCTCTCTACAGAAGGTTTCAATATATGAAACTAAGCCGTGATACAATTCAAATGTTCTGAGGTCAAAAAGTCTTATTTTTCCATCCCAGATTCTATTCCTAAATGCTGGTGTGAATTGGTGTCCTGGTACAAAGAATGTGAAGTATTCTGATAACTCTTGTGCTATACCACGTTCGCATTTTACTTTAACGACAGTTTCATTTCTTTTTGTTACAATTATTTTAGTTTCCACCGATGAATCTTTCCCATGAAATATAATCTTTCAATTGGAAAGTTCGGCTTTTCAGTTCTTGCATAATAGATTCACAAACGGCAATTGCTTCATCGTGGTACATTTTCTTTTCCAATAAGCGAACTAACTCTGTATCAGATTCCATGTAACGTTCAATTCCCTGTTTTGTTTTTACATTCAAGCGAAAAGGTTCCCAACCATATTCTTCGAGTTCTTCTTGTGAAAGAGAACCATTATAATATTCTTCTTTG